CTGATCCTAGTGAGGAGGCGTTTAGGTGTAAAGTGCGTGAGTATTTAGAGGATCTTCTATATCCTGTGGGTGTCATAAGGAGGAATGATATATTTGATAAAGTTGGATTGAGAGTGAATCGTACGGTGGGGTTGGATTAAGCAGGAGGTGGGCGATTACAATCCTGAGTTATTGAGTAAGCTTCAGTATAGGTGATTGTTTTATGTGAATATATCTATTACTCCTAGGAGTAATGGAAAAATGTGGCTCGTATTCAGCTTCAGATTATGAATGCAAACGCTGCTGCATGAGGAAGAGTACAACGAAGCATGCTACAATGAGGAATGTTATCCCCTGTATAACGTGTATACTACTACTTAATTTTGCATGAGCATCTGACGCCATTTCAAAGGCGTTTTCTGCTTTATCATGTGCATCATCTAGAATTTTCTCTGCTCGCGTCATTAGACGATTTTTGTTTTCCATCATAGCCATTTGCGTTGTGGATGCAGCCGCGGTCATTGGAACGATATACGTCATACGTGATGTTGTTTGTGGTACAACCGACCAACTTCTCATTCTTCTATATACCATTTTCTATTCTATATATAATTTTTCTGAATTTATGACTTACCCTTCTAAGTGTTTTTAAATTAAGAACTTTATGATTGTATTGTTAACTAAAAAGTATGGCAAGTTATTTAGATATTGATTCAACCTACCGAAATCGTAATACATGGCCTAAACCAGGTGAATTCGAGGTACTCGTTTCCATATCTGGGCGTAAATCAGCCATGAACGCTGACGATCCAGTGGTTCTAGCAAGTCCCACTCTCGCGTGGACGTCATCTCTCTTTAACACTACATCTCTCGGAGTCAACAACATCCAAGGCCTCATCACCAACGTAGGTGTAGGTAATGCAACATCGAAAGCTATTATTACATTCACCTCTTCGATTGGCACTCTTCAGCAATCTGAAAACTACTACAAAGGCTCTACGTGGAGTTGTATAACTAACCCCACTCAATACGCGAAAGTGACGTCTTATAAATATCTAGGTAACGATAGAGGACAAGTCACCTTAGACAATCCAGTAACTGTAGCAACAGGCTATACCTTTGATATGATAGATCCCACTGACGTGACAGATCCCACCAACCCTATTTTTTTCTTACCAATGGGCTCAGACGATCCTGGAGCCTACATAAATTACATTTTATACAACGAAACTATTAACCAATTTAGAACGATAAACTCATATGATAATACAACAGGACTCTTACAAGTGAATGCAGCTCTATCTCCTGTTATTGGATGGTTACCCACACATAATTACTCAATAAGAGAACAACCTCCTGTTCTTGTATCCATCACGGCGATAGGTTCAACCAATACAAAGGTTGTGTTTGGAACAGGAGCTGGTATGGTAGATAACTTATATAACGGTTGGTTCATTAGGACTCCTAGGACAATTTACGACAATAACACCATATCACCTCAAAATGAACAAAGACGGATCATTTCATATGATGGGTCTAACACAACCGCGACGGTGTCACCCCCATTTACAACCACCACTATGGGATCTATTGTTGAGCTTTTACAATTTACCCACGACAATATGTATCCGTTTCCATTCAGAGCCACGCTACAACAGGAAATACCGACGTATTCGATTCGTCTAAATAGGTTGATATTACCAAACAGAATTTTAAAAGTGCATGGTGGTGGTAAGACAGCTTTTCATAATTATGTTTATGTAGAGCTATCAAGTATTGACAACCCAAACAACAACATTATATTTTCTAACAACCCTAATGCCGTACGTGCCCTCTTCACTGCCAGTATAACAAACATAGCAAATATTGACCAATCTGATTATGTTGTCATGTATGGAGATGACATAACACAGACTGTAAGGTTTAGACTAGATACGAATTTTAAATTCAGGGTCAGTATGCCCACCGGTGAGACTTTTGAGACGCTACTCAGCGATAACATGTCACCTCTTGAACCAAATCCAAAAGTACAGATTAGGGCCCTATTCGAATTTATTCCTTGGTATTAATTTGTATTAATAACCTCATTGAGGTTATTAATTTTGCCCAATACCAATGAATTCACCCACCCAAAAACTAAATCTTTAATTTATCTTAAGTTTCATACCCATTCCTAAAAGTTCTTGATATAGTAGTTTAGTAGCATATGGCATGTCTTTCATTTCAATATTTCCTTCTTGACACACATCACAGAAATCTCTTTTATCTGGAACATTTCCACATCCCATACATACCGGGATAGCATATTTATCGCTTTTATCAAATAAACATTCCTTAAGGACACGTGTGGAACCATGACTGAGCATACAATCTTTTTCCATCTCTCCAAATCTCAGACCTCCATCACGAGACCTACCAGCCACAGGTTGATGTGTGAGGATGTCTAAAGGTCCAGTTACACGAGCATGTATTTTATCAACTACCATATGTTTGAGACGTTGGTAAAAGCATGGCGCCATAAAAATCTTACTAGGTATGCGCTCACCTGTCGTTCCATCCATCATGGTAGACGCGTACATCTCTATCCCCGCACGTTTTGCCCAATCAGTCAGCTCATCTTCGATATTTCTATGTTTGAATGGAGTAGCATCCATTTCAATACCCAATTTACAACCTACTAAATTGAAACACATTTCAATTAACATGTTTATAGTCATTCTTGATGGGATGGCATGAGGGTTGATGATAAGGTCAGGCTTCACACCGTTTTTATCGAAAGGCATGTCTGCTTCTGGAAATATCATACCACATGTTCCTTTTTGAGCAGTGGATGATGCGAATTTATCGCCTATTTCTGGAATACGTGGAATACGGATTCTTACTTTAATGATCCTCACACCTTCACTGTTGAGTGTGTTGAGTACTTTATCTAAATATCCTTCTTCTCCATGTTTTATCACTACGCTACTATCTGATATCTCTGCAATCCTACCATCTTCTTTTTTTACCATTTTCTTAGTTGTGCGTCCAATGATAACTGTTCCTTTTTTCAGGAATGTATTCTTCTTCCATACGATCCCCTCCTCGTTCAGATGGCTATAGTCGTAGTTTCTGTTTCTATATTGAAATTTAGGAAGACATATACTTTCGAAGTCAGAGCTTCCTCTCTTTTTCTCTTCTTCTACTATAGTCTTATATGTAGTGGTTCTGAACAATCCTCTATCTAAAGATCCCTTATTGAGGATAATACTGTCTTCTTGGTTGTAGCCTCGATATGTCATGATGGCAACTACGGGCATTGCCCCGTGAGACATCTCATTGAAGTGTAGGACATTAACCATCTCATTTTTTGCGAGAGGTTTTTGAGGAGTGTCAAGAACGTGTAATGTAGTGTCGTATCTCTCTTGGTACGCGGTGCTGGGCATACCTATTGATTGCTTTCCCATAGAAGCCTGATACGCATTTCTGGGAGACTGAGAGTGATTTGAGAGTGGGATTACAGATGCCATCACGCCCATCATGGTAGCGGAAGGGCATATCTCAAGGTAATCACATCTATTTTTCTTCAGGTCTTCTTCGGTCATAGCTACCACTGATTGTTCTAATTCCCACACCTCTCTGAAAACTATCTTCCCCTCTTTTACGTATTCGTTCCATGTTTTCCCTGGGTCTTCTCTGAACAGGACAGAATTACGATGCCCCAATGCAAATAAAGGCCTGAGCAAACGTCCCTCGTCAGTCCATATATGAACCTCGTCCTCATCGATCAATCTCACTACTGAAACGTTACTATCGATCATATCTGATAGTCTGTACTTGTTAAATTCATTCACAAATTGTAATGACCTATTACACGAGCCCAGAATGTATCCATTCACTAATACCAATATACACCCATCTGTATTATCTCTGAATGTATCCATACCCTTGATGACTTTTGCTGTCAGTTTTGGACAAACATATGTAGAAATCTGAGCAGATAGTGCGAGATTTGATACAAGGCCTACAGTGTCTCCTTCGGGTGTCTCGTAGGGACAAATGAATGAAAAATGAGATGCATGGAGCTGACGAGCGCTAGGGATCTTCCCCTTTTTACCAACGGGTAACATGATACGTCTGAGATGGGAGGTTTTAGCACCATAATTTTGCATTGAGAGGACTTGTGATACTCCTACACGTGTAAACAGAGAGCTCTTCTGAGTATTCCAGCTACCAGTCATGAAGGCTTGATTCATGACATGTGTTATGGTTTTTATGTCTTTGATGATGGCTATAGGGTCTGGGTTTTTTTTACTCTCCATTTGGTTCGATATAGTTTTGACGAATTGCTTGAATAGTATCTGGAACAGAAATGACATGAGCGATGATGTACCATCTATTCTTTTATTAGATAAATTGTCCTTATCATCTACTACTCGTCCATTGTATACAGTATCTACTAATTTTTTAATGATATAGCCAAGGTGGTGTCCTGATTTTTTAGGCGTAAGATTGCCAATATGATAGAATAATTCCTTGTTTAAGATGTCTTTCACGTACGTACAGTCCTTTGTTTCGTCGGTTATGTCGTTTGCAATTGATTCTATGGCTTCATCCATCGTCACTTCCATTCTGTATTGGTGGACGAGAGTAGCTAAGATCTCTGGGTCTCCAACGCGGGTCATTTTCTTCATTTCCTCCTCGTTGATACCCAAAGCTTTGAAAACGAGGCCCGCTGGTAAAAGTGTCCTAGTCTTTATGTAAGGTAGTGAAAAGAGTAGCTCCTTAGTGGTTTTATTTATTTTGAGTTGTATGAGGATAGACCCACCCTGTTCATTCATGCTTCTAATTTCAGCCATGTACTCATCATCTGACCCTCTTTCCACGTATACTTTATTGTAAGCTCGTCTCAATTGTCCGATGAGCACGCGTTCTTTACCTTTGATTATGAAGTAACCTCCAAAATCATTTACACATTCCTGTTTGCTTTCCTTGTTATTCTCGGACAACCTACACACATTCGACCTCAGCATTACTGGAATCTTTCCTATTGAGATTTGATGGTGTTCAGTCTTCTTGTTGGTTTCTATGTTTGTCACAGTAACTGAAACGTATATGGTCCCATCGTAGTTGATGTTTCTTTTCCTGGCCTCATTTGGGTATAATGGTGTGTTTACGTAGTTGACAATTACTTTCTGTCCATCTTTGATGGGTTCCGCATCCTCAGTTGTCTCGATGCAGTTACCAGCAATATTGTTTATGAAAGTGTTGTCCCTGGTCTTTTTTATGAATTTGGGTTTGTCTATGTAGACATGGTTGAACTCGATTCGTATATTGTTGACCTCAATCGGAGGCTCTCGTCTGACGATGTCCTGTATACCTCGTGTGATGAAGTCATTATACGTATCGATTTGATGATTAACAAAATGAGTTTGATCGTAAAATTGTTTTATTAGGTTGAACCCTTCTTCTTTCTCAATAATGGGTAATCCCTGATAACGTGGATCAGGAATCATAGATTGTTTTAATGCGTTGAGTGCAATGTTTTCCATCTTGATACTTATCCTTCTATTGTATTCGTTACATCCACAAACTCAAATATTTTATCAATATGACTAAAAAATGAATGGTAGTAACATCATCGTATTGATACTGGTGATAATCGCAGTTCTTGCAATATTCTCGGTCGCATCAGGGGAAGGGTTTTGCACCGGCCTAGGTATGCAAACATCCAGACCGACTTATTATGTGTACAGACCAACAGGAGATGTAAGCAACTATGGTAGTGATTACCTCAGTCAGGTTGCAGATGGACAATTCGTGGCTGTTGGGGCACCTCCCGTAATTCATCCAGAACAAAATATGGGGTGGCGCACTGGAATGCCATACGACTACTTCGCAGAACATATGAAGAGCAACAATTGGGCAGCTGGAGCAGACCCTGACCCAGCTGTTAATTCTTCAGTCCCTCTCCTCACCACTCAAACAGTTAATGGTGGATATATGAAGAACTACGGGACCCCATGTGGTGCTAACGCGAACAATATGGTCATGACAGTTAGCGGCCCATCGGGTTACCCTAATATGCTATCAGATGGCACACCACAATACTTAGGACCAGCAGGTAGTTTTTCGGATGGTTACGCAAAAGCGTGCCCTACATCAAATGCATACAACCTCGGTGTAGGAGTCCTATAAAATCACTTCTTTTATATTTATTCAATTACGTAAAGTAAAAAATGATTACATTGAAAATGTTAAATAATTGGACCAGTGGTGATGGTCTCTGTAAATTATGGGACAAAATGACAGATGGTAATTACACGTACACAAAAAATAAAAAGTCTATAAAGATTGTAGGGGATGAAACGTCTTCAGATGACGCTGACTTCATACTCGTAGTCAATGCGGCACACCAGTGGTACCCATCAATTGATGAATTATCACGCACTATCTTTATGAAGATGGAACCTGTTTTCATGGACCCCTTCTGGAGAGATGTAGATAAAAATCTCTTAAAAGCCAAGATTGTACATGACGATAATAGTTATAACAACCTTGAGTGGCACATCAACAAAACTAAAAATGAATTGCTTATCTCTAACTACTCGATATTGAAAACGAAAAATGATATTGTGTCGTCTATTATTTCCGGAAAGGATTTTACAGAAGGACATAAATTGAGGAAAGCATTCGCTCTATATGCACAGAATTTCATAGATTGGGACGCATATGGAAATTATGGATCTCATAATCACTCTTGGAATAGATATTTAGGAGCACCTCATTATAAAGATGATGCACTTATCCCATATAAGTATTCGTTCTCATGTGAGAACAGCTTTATCAACGGTTATGTGACAGAAAAATTAGTGGATTGTATCATGACAGAAACTTTATGTTTTTACTATGGAGCTCCTAACGTCGCCAAATTCATAGACCCACACGCGTATATACAGATAGATCTTAAGAATTGGGATATAGCTATCAAAACTATCCAGGACGCCATAACCAATAATGAGTGGGAAAAGAGGTTACCATATATTAAGAAAGAAAAAATTAAGATCCTAACAGAAACTGGAATGTTTCCTCGTTTGTGGGAATTGATAAATGATTTATAAAAATTTCTATTACCCGTCGGGTAATAGATAGAAAAGATCAATTTTCTATCGTCACGTCCTATCGTCGTCACGTCACTTAGTTTGTTTCGTCAATTTTCGTCTATCATCAATATATGTACATACTCCTAGTCTGTTTCGTCAATACCATCGTCTATGTACATCTTGTATGTTATATCTATGATTTTTTCTTTCGATATATCGAATTCTTTCGATAATAGTTTTACGTTCGCTTCTATGTATTCATCAATTAGTTTCTTAAAATCATCATGATCTATCATAGGATCTATATCTTTTTCCATTGCAATCACGTTTATACTTCTATAAATTCTAGCCTTCATTTCGTCAATAGTAGATATTTTTATCTTAAGAGATGGATATATGTCCTCATCAAAATACCCTTGGATCACCGAAACGAGGTGAGCACATATACCAGATGTACACACATTCATACTTTCTAAGATCTCTTCCTTGAATCTCTTTTTCATCTCAATTATAGTCTCACCATTCTTAGTATGAATAAATTTCCACACAGCGTTTAGGAGTTCTAGGATATTAATGTCTCTTACGTTGCTAGTCTTAACACGGTCTATGAACGAATTCATATTATCCATATCTTTGAATACCTCGTTTATGAATACTTCGTTTAATACATCAACAGAACGATCATTTCCGAGATCATTTCCGATAACCATAAACAAATCATTCAATATTTCATCACGCTCGAACCAAATTAATTCAGCGTCTTTAATACCGCATATATCCAGATAAAAGAGCAATTCCTCTTCTATCTCTTTTTCAAAAACATGTATGAGATATTTATTCGTGACTAGAAATATCTCTTCAAGACGCCTACCTAATTCACCATCTCTTACAACATTATTAGGAAATATGTAATCTTCTAAACCAAATACATCCGAGTACTTTTCTACATCTTCTGGTTTAAAACGAGAATTGATTATATTCTCATCTTTCTTTATCTCATCTTTCTTTAGTATTTTATACGTCATCCTGGGTTGTAATTCATGCGTACCATTGTCACCATTGTCACCTATGATTATGACGTCTTCAGGGTTCTTATTGAGGATTTCAGCTAGACGATTTGTTATTGATATAGATGTATCATCCTTGAAAACATTAAATTTGTAGCGTCCGTCAAATGTGACTGTGGCTACCATCTTTTCTATTAATGTTTTAGCTGCTGTAATTACACTTTCATTGATGGTGGTGTTGTGAACATTTTGAGAGTCATTGTATATTGTCTTTTTATCATTATTCTCTTGTTGAAACATATTCTCATTATAACAATGTATTTGATGATTTTCAATATTCAAATCTTTGTTTAGCTCTAACTGGTCCATCTACCGTTTCTTTATAAAAATTGGTTTCTTCGTTTCTTCACGCTCCTTTGATATTTTATCCCATTTTATGCTGAGTTGCTTCATCATGTCTCCATATCCCATGGTTTTGAATATTTGATCGAGAGGATTAATCATAGCTTCTACGTAATACTTAGGATCTATTTCCAGAACGTTTGTATGCCTTTTGAAATAGTCATAGTCCTCAATTTTTTGTCCCAACGTGTTGATGTTGGGTTTTTTAGTGACGACGTATTCTATGCGCGACCCGGCATCTACTGGAACACCACGTTTCTTCATACGGTTTGCGAGCTGTACCTGAGCCGGACAACACGAAATATAGTATTCCTTTTCGTCTCGTCCATTCAATACCTTCTTTCTTTCTTCTGAGTTGGTTGGTAGTTCTCTGACCTTATAATCTCCCATTCGTCCTGTTTCGTTATCTATACTACCATCTGAATCCCCTACCGATTTTGTGATAACGTATTCTTTATAGTCTATTTTGTTGTCGTATATATCTTTGACATAGTTGTCTACATAATTATAGAGATCATCTTTTGTTTTCTTATCGAATATCATGGATGTCACCTGCTCGTACACGGATCTAACGACATGTGAATTGTCTCGTCGCGCGAGGATCACTCCTTTTTTCCCAACCTTCTTGTTTAGATTCCCATCTCTGTCTATTTCTTGATACATGTATCTTTTTTTGGAGAGAATGAGAAATCGTTCATAAATTGTATTTTCGAATTCTAATTTAATTGGTTCCGGGAATACTCTTTTTCCATCTTCAATCCAATTGGTTACACCCTCTGCTACTTTGATGGCATAGTCCCATGTTTCAGGTATTGTTTTAATATGGTTGAATATAACGTAATTTGAATCGGTGTCCCCGTAAACCAAAGTTCCTCTGAATTGTGTTTGTATTAATTCTGCTGTTTTTTCAAGCGCCTTACGCCCAGCATAAGTAACACACATCGCGCCCGGCATGAACGGTAGATAACCCCTCTTCACGCCCATAGCTCCATACATGCTGTTTGCAGAAACCTTGTAAGCTAGCTGCTCTTTGTCATAAACGATTTTCTGTGTTTCATCACACTTCTTCATGAGTCCTTTGACGTACTTACGCGAATCTAATAAGCTCTGAATGATGGTGGGAATGATTCCTTTCTTTATTTCTGGTTTGAGGAATCGATAGTACCGTTTCGCGCACACTACTCCGCTTATCTTGTTACCATCATCATCCTCGCGGTCAGCCAGTTTATTTTTCTTGAGTTCTTGGCGTTGTTCTCTATACGGTTTTTGCTCAGCTACCTTCTTGTCTATTTTCAGTTGTATATTTGCTTTTGCTTCTTTCACGGTAGTCCCTTTAGGTATTGAATAGGCTTTAATCTCGTCGCGTTTGGCTCTAAGAGCGGATAGCTCTTTACCAATTTTATCTATTTTCTCCGAGAGTGTTTTGATCTTGATCTCTTTAGGATCATGCTCACAACCAATATGGTCTTCCCAGTCGAAAATGTTGCATTTATCGTCAGGTGTCGCGTCGCTGGCTATCGTCGAATAGCATATGTTGTAAGCAATGATGAGAGATGGATAAAGTGAGCTGAAATCTACTGGAACCACACGTTCATAGAACCCAGGAACAGGTTCAATCACGTGAGCTCCTCTATATCTTTCATTGGTTTTGGCTTCGTATCCGTTGTTATCAACTACTGTATTATCCTTGAGGCAGTATTTGTATACCTGTGAGTATAGTCTTATTTGCTGTCCTTGTGTGTATAGTGTGAACATAGACACGTTACACACCTTGGACATCGCGGATAACGCAACCCATGTATGGAGATGGTCCATGAGCTCTATACATAGATCGCTGTCCTGAATACAGTATTTACCCACTACATCCATTTTCTCCCGTGTTTTATACGCCTTGAAAATATCTTTGGGTGTCACTGGGTCTTTCGTATTATCGTTAAGGAAGAAAGCCGTTACTTTCTTCAGTGAATACGTGTCCATCTTGTAATCGCGTTGTATGATTGGTAGCAGGTCTATCAACAGTATTCCTTCCCAATTAATGAATTTAAATACTTGGTTTTTGTACGCGCTTGATGACCACTTAATCTCCTCGATACGCGCGGGGGTTTCTCTGTTAAAGCCTATTAATTTGAAGTCGTCAGCGAGGAAAAACCTAACCGATCTTTTCATGGCGTATTCTATATCGAAACCAAAAATATTGAAACCTGTCATAACGTTTGGTTTTTCTGTAGCTACTAGATCCATGAACCCAGCAAGTAAATCCTTTTCTTTATCAAACAAGCGCACCTCCACATCTGTTAACAACTCAGAATCAGACAATTTCATATCTTTCGCTTTCAAACTGAGTAAGATTTTCCGACGCTGTTTACCCTTCTCCTTAATGACGCATGAGATTTGGAATACACAGTCGCCTGGCCTGTCACTCGGCATCTGATTCGTGAATTCTGAATTAACCTCCATATCAAATGCCATACACTTCGGTACTATCTGATCTACACGGTCTGATTTATTGAGGTTTTTCCATTTGATAATGTACTCATCATCACATACCGTGATTTTTTGGTCTTCTGGGACCGGCTCGGGGCAGCGTTTAGAAAAGTCTACCCAACCAGACATAGGTATGTCTCGTAATGACACCATTTGAAGAATAGGATTAGCGGACGTTTCATGTACCTTAATTTTTACGGACTCACCAAATATGGTGATACCATACTTAAAATAAAATACCATGTCTTGTATGTGCTTCTTCGAATCAAATGAAACAAACATGAATAGTGATTTCTTATCCATATTCTCAAAATTATAAAGATGCTTCTTATTAATTACGTCAACCATTACTGGTGGTGATTCCATATGTTGGAGGTGATCGATCACCGCTCGTGCAGTATCGTCGCGATTGTCAGGAAGCTGAATGTATGCGTATGGTTTGAAATTATTGACACGAAGACATACATTCCTATTGATTCCGTCAGGTCCAGAATGTATACCATACATCCTAATTTTGGTGGTATCTTGATCAGGGTCAAGTACCCAATCATAAACAAACATTTCTTTAGACATGCTTTATTTAATTTCAATCACACTCTTAGCTTAGTAATCAAATTACGCTCCTATACCCCTAGGGGTATAGGAGATTTCTCTCCACTCACTCCATATCTAATTCTTTCATGATGATCTGCTTATAGTTGTGGATACGTTCTCTTATCTCACGTTCATAATATTTACACGACGCATTAGAGAAGTACTTCCGCATCTCACCAATTAATGTCTCCTCGTGAGATTCAAAATCCAGCTCATCAATTACATTCTCAATAGTCTCAACAGTCATGAATTTATTCTTTTTCACATATTCTTTCTTGTTGAAAACATTCTTTCGCTTGCCGTATATGTCATTTTCATCAATTGCCCATAATTCATCGTTTTCGTCAACTATGATATTGTTTAGGACGTTATCTGACGTCCTAAACAAACCATTGAAGAGACGAATCTTAATCATCTCCTTGAATTTGGTCTCATCTTTGAGAAAATTCTTATATTTCCCAAGGTTTGTTTTCTCTTCGATTTTATCCATAATGGCAATAACCTGTCCTTCTTCATTATCTTCCCATTCGTAAGTCGTTTTACCCTGATCCTTATTCACTACAAGAATTTTACCAGGTATTTTGCGTATTTCAATACCCAATTCATTCAGCCCGAACAAACGCTTCTGTCTATCAATGTATAGGTAGTCCATCCCGTAATTGAGGCTCTTGGTCATATGTTTAATGAACTTCTCCTTACCTTCTATATACACTTTTCCACATGGTAGTCTACCTCGTCTCACACCCTCTAAGATCATTTCTATATCATCAACATCTATATCTATTTCATTGATCCCACCAATTTTAACGGTTTCTCTCCTAAAACGTTTGGGTTTTGCGTTATTAGCGGCTTTTTTCGCTTTCTGCTTCTCTGTGAGTGCTCTAGGCTTACGGGATTTATGTTCTTCGGGTTGGTTATTGTAATATACCTTAAGATCTTCGAAGTGCGATAACCATACATCATCGTTGTTGTTTACGATGTCGCTCGCGTCTTTATCTCCCCATGTGTTACCCCTTTTTTTACCTTCCTTTGTGTATTTGTCATACACAAAATCATCAAATTGCACGTCAGTTTTATTGTATGCTGTATTAACAATCTTTTTGGATAATGAGGGGACATCACTACCGTCTTGTTCATTTATGTCGCCATTATACATGATCCATAACCATGGAACTATAATGAAAATGAAACGATTATTATTACCGGCCTTGCTTTTGGTAGGTCTAAGACGCCTCCACTCCGCTGTGATTAGAGGTAAGACATGTTCCTTACCTGGAAACTGAAAATCTGTAGATGCCAACATTGCCAATGCCTCATCTCCATTGTGATAGATCCATTCAACGCAGTCTATTTCCTGGTTATCAATTCCATAAAGAAAGTCTTTTTTATCGAGTGTGCAATTCTCTCCTTTTCCATATCTTTCTCGTAGATAGATAGTGAGCCTGAGTTTTTTGGAATTAGCAATGATAGCCACTATCTCTGCTAACGTGCTCTTATCTGTCCTACCATCGTCCTCCCACTCTCTGATTTTCTCTATTACTGTGACGAATGATCCTACTTGAGAAAAAGATACTTCTTCAAATAAGACTACTTTAAGGATATTAATCATGTTTGTCCTGATCGCTTTTGAAGAACGCTGTATAGTGTCATTGTCCGAATCATCATACTTCATAAAAGCATCCATTTCTGACACTGCGTTGAGCATCTCTACCGGCATACCTCTACGTGCATATTTCTGTATAGCGCTCTTCACGGCGTCTATGGATGTATGACCAGATTTGGTCGTGAATCTGAACAGATTGCTCAATTTCATAGTCATTGTGTTTATTTGTCTACATAATCCATTAGCACTTGTTTTCAAATCTATATCCCATGAAGGGATAGAGAATTTAATTTAATTAGACTGCGTTAACTATCATTTTAGCCGAATTCAAAATTTTATTAAAGTTATTAAGCATAACGGTTACTTCATCTTGTTTGGCACCAACCAAACTCATATTTATTTTCTTCAATGCAGATGACACATCTTCTAATGCTTTAATCAACTGGATAAGGTCTGCTCTCGCAAGGCCTGCAACAGGCGCAGATATGGTAGGAGGGCAATCAGAAGGAGTAGATTCAGTATCTTCATTTGGTAATTGTTTAACATTGAAATTAATAGTTATATTAGTGTTTTTCACAACATGCGACAACAGTTCATATACCAGATCGGTCATTTTCTTTCATTAATATTCACTTAACTCGTTGTCATTTTTTAATTTCAAGGAGAATATCTCTCATCTTAAACAATGTATTGTTGCTTGCTAGTGCATTATGGTATAGGAACCCATTTAACCCAATAAAATGTGCATAATCTCCCTCATTAGTTACCACTCCGAACAGGTATGCCTCAAGGCATAATATCCACGTCATCACCCAATCTTCTTGACGTGGATAATTCATATCCATTGATCGTGCCTGAGCCTCAATATAATCTGGCGTCACTTCGCTGTCCAGATATATAGCTGTAGGCTTTGGGAAGTCAATTTCAGGCATCGCACTCTCAACGCGTTGGTCTGTCACATAGAGTAACTTTCTCACTGTCTCCCATTTCCTCTTGATTTCTTTCGATGCTGTAGCCATTTCATCTTCCACCCATCCAATACGCCTCTGTAATATATTCATAATTACCAGTTGGAAGAACTTATCTTCACTTATTGGCGGCCTGGATCTATCAACATTTTTGACGATTTCTAATAGAGCAGCGTCTTTATTCCCATACCTCATGAATCCTTCAGCAATTATTGGATTGACGCCCTTTTCCATTGGGTACCCGAATTCTAAAGATTGTGATAGATTGGGTGCACCGTTTGTCTTAAATGTGCTCATAATGAAATCTATAAAATTCTTTGGAACTGCACTGGCTCCAGTTTTTACCTTCGGTTGGAATGAGAACAGGGCCCCATATTTACCCCACCGCTTCGTATCTCCTGGAGAATCTAGACCTAGACGTTTGGGGAAGTCTAGCAATTTCATCTCATTTGTTCCTAAACGATTGGAATCCTTCAGTACGTTCAATGACCCGTACATAATTGTGAGTGTGTCTATTATAGAATTATGTTGATACAGATTTGCAAACCCATGGTCGATGTTTCCGTACTTAGACTCGTATACAATCGCTCTAGATTTACCATAGTCGATCATCACAGGAACCACTCTTGGTTGCTTGATTGTAACGATGTTATGTTTCTTCTCTCCAGTAGTTGGGTCGGTCTGGAAATTTAGAAAATAAGTGAAAGATGTTTGTCCTTTATTGTCGCCATAATATCTGATATTGTTTGATGATTGGATCATGACGTTCCAGGGATATAGATCGTAATGTATGAAACCAATATAATTTTGAGCTACCGATAATGCCATGTTTAGTTGTACTAGGATTGATAGAAAGTCTTTGAAGTTATATTGGGGGGATTTTAACCAGTTCAATAATGACACACCCTCTATATATTCTACGAACACCATGTCGTGAGCGTCTTTAAGAGGCCCAAACACATACATAAAGTTAGGTGCGCGAGCAACCATCTTATTCACCGCTTTCAGGCCAATGTAGCTCTCATGTATGTGCTCAAGCGTTTTATTTCTATGGTTGGCTCGTTTTCCTACTACTTGGACGCCATTCATAGTAAATCTATCTATTCTGCCATTTACATTCTTGAATATTGTATCATTCCAAGTTATATCATTGATGTTCTTTGATCTAATAGTTTTCAATATACCGTCCAGTGCACCCACACACCGTGGACTAGATGGTAATGGGTATCCATAAACGATATTAGTAAATTTAGGGATTGTAGGCGATCCTTCTTTTATTTCGTTGAAAAGCTGTTTTTCTTCATCCTCCACTGCCCATATTGTGAGATCTGGTAAGTACTTGTAAGGTTTCGTCTTCCTGGATATCTCCCATAATTCCTTTTGGAGGAAATCCAGAATTCCTTTCATGTCTAGGTACTTGTCGTAGAATGCTCTCGCGTTTTTGGCGATAAGCGCGCATTTAGAATCATTCGCCTTACACCATTCTATCTGAGAAACGAGGTCGCTTAAATCTTCTTTGATGGGAACATAATGTTCATACGCTCTTAGTAAGGGATAGTACCACATTTGCCATTGAGATTCGGCTAACATGACTACAGATCCAGAAGACAGCTCGTAAGACAACCGATAAGCAGCCACATGTCCTTCTAATGTGATGATGTATTTATACTGGCTTTGTTCTTGAAGATTTAACCTGTTAGCCTTTGGGTACTTTCCTCGCTCAATAGTTTGTAAATATTGAGCGTTTTCAAGCTTACGAGGCCTCAGATTCCATTTAGTGATGCCTACATCCATTATATCTTTATGATTAGAGCCTATATCAATGACTTTAAGACGTTGGTTAGTGGAAGCAGTGACTCCAGATCCAGTGGTTGCTCCTCTGAATACAGCTTTATCAATCTTCTCCGCCCATTTTATAGGTTTGATGTCCGGGTACTCTCGGCACGAATTAGGGAAGACAAGTCCTGTCTTCTGGTATGTCGCTCGAGCCCAGTCTTCATACGTAGGGAATGCGATATCCGCGTGCATCTTGGTAGACGATCCAGAAAGGATCGGAGCGTACTTGTCATAATTATGAGATACGAGTGGTTGATGTTTGGTACCCCAGATGTGATTGTACGGCTCGGTACTATCAACCTTCAATAGAGGATAATCACGTCTATTTATGAAGAATTCTATATCAGGTACTTCACGTTCTTCACATAGGGTCCTGAACATATCCAACAGAGTGACCTTGTTGTTTCCAGAAGCTGTTGCTACTGTCGCTGTATCTTCGGTTGGGTCTACCTCATATCTGACAAGAGAGTTGTTGGCTACCCATTCATCGAAAGGTTTGATTTGTTGTCTATTTGGTCTATAACCTAATAATTTCGAGACATAGTCAAAAAACTCTTGAACTGATCCATATTTAGGATCTATCTTTAGGATGTGTCCGAATTCATTTTTGTAATGGGCGTTCTCTAATGGGAGAAATGTTTGAAGTTTATTGTTTGCTATGCGTACAAATATTCCTTTCTTGAATTTATAGAAGATATAATTGAATGTATTCGCGACCGCTCGTGAGTCCAGATTTCGGTTTTTATGCCATATCTTATTTGGAGGAATTACACGCTTACATTCAAAAATATTATCTTTAAAAGATGGTTCGGGTTTTAATTCTAAATCTTCTCGTACTCTTGAGGCATTGAATTGATCAATGTCTCCTACTGTGTCCTGTTCGATGTGTTGATACCTAAAATTAGGGATTATTTTCTGGTTTACATAGTGTTTACATTCCTCAACAGTCATCGGGTTTGTGGCCAATTGTCTCGGTTGAGGATCTACTCTAGCGACGGGTCGCCTTGGTTTGATCTGAAATTGATTCATTTTATTTTTATATGATAATCGATAGTGAGCTTTTTTCAAGTTAAGAACTTAAATAAAGATATTGATTGCCCAACCAACTAAAAAGTAATACCTAACGATTTTTTCATATCATCTATTTCTTTAACACTTGGGACTCGACCATGCACTGCTTTATACATAATTTTATATTCCTCAATCTTTGCATCAAACTTACTTTTACAAGTCCTTAAATCAACCATCTTTTTTTTTACTATTAATTCTCTAATTTTGCTGATCTCATCATTAATTAATTTTATAGCCAAATTACACTCCATTACTGCTGTTTCTGCGGTTTCCAGTTGTTCACTTGACGCATTGAGCATCTCTAGTTTCATTGCTCTAGTCTGCTCACATGATACACTGAATACAGATATAACCAGTAAAATAATCAAAACTGCTAATATTAACATAAGGAATTTATTCATTTTACTACCATTGAAAAATATTCATGATTGGTATTTAGAATCTATTTGTCATTTACAAAAGATGACGAGAGATACCGTAAATCGTTATAAAGCTCCTAATCGTATAAATATACTTCTCGACCTAGACAACACTCTCATCTGTTCCTTGGCAAAAAATGAGGAGAAACCTATATTCAAACCAAGAATGAAGCAATTCAGATGGGAGAACATGGAAGGTGTTTATAAAGTATTTGAACGCCCAGGTTTACAAGAATTCTTAGATTTCCTGTTCGAAAATTTCAACGTAAGCGTGTGGACAGCGGCGTCCAAGTCTTACGCTCTATTTATCATAGACGAGTTTATACTCAAAGGTCACCCAGAGCGTAAGCTTGATTATGTTCTTTTTTCTTACCACTGTAAACGGTCAAAGCGTCTTCAAGACACGCAGAAATCACTCAACATTCTGAAGGATGAATTTAAGTTACTTGATTTTGATATGGATAGGACGTACATCATCGACGACCACCCCGAGGTGTACGACGCTCAGCCCGGTAACTGCATAAACATCAAACCCTTTGAATTTACAGAGCGTAAATCTTACGAGGATAGAGAGCTTGAGCGTGACATACGGCCAAGATTAGAATCCCTCCTCAAATAAGCAATAATGACTATAATATGACAACATGTATACACTTGTAATGAGATAAACAGCTACACTTGATTATGAAAAGATGTCAATAAATATCTTATCACTTAACTCAGCAGTCCTAAAGCGAATGGAGAAGGAAGAGATAATTAACGAGGAGAAGGTACAGCTTCTAGACACGCTCTTACTAGACACGTCACACAGCTTGGACCCCAGTGTTTATGAAGAACTACAATATATCAAGAAGTCCGTTCTTCATGAAAAGAAGACTGCTCGTGCTCTTTTTTTTGCGCGCACACACGCTCTCATCGATGAGTATACATCAATCCTCAAGAAGCCTATTTCTCATATCAAAGAAAACAATCTGCCAATATTGAGGAGAAAGAATGAACTCATTGTTAGTTTCTTAGAAATAGTCAGACAGATGATCAAAAACAAAGAATGGACGGATTTCGACGTACCCGCCAATCCAGAGAAGGTAGATACCATAGATTTATGCTCGTATTGTCCATCATGTGAGAACACAGATGAAGATCTTTTCGAAATAGATGAGTTCAATAGAAAAACATGTCTCAGTTGCTCTACACAGCAATACGCGATTGAGGCCGGTATCACACACAGGGATTATACACGCGTCAATATAGTAGGTAAATTCATTTACAATAGGGTACTTCACTTCCAGGATTGTATAAAGCAGTACCAAGGAAAACAGAATTGTAAAATATCACAGAAACTATATCAGGATCTAGATGCTAAATTCGTTGCCTATAGGTTACTCATAGATGGCATGAACGAAGACGGCACACCTCTTCCAAATCATATAAGATACTCCAAAATTACACGTAACCACATAATGATGTTTCTCAAGGAACTACGGTATACAAAACATTACGAAAACGTAAACTTAATATACTTCACACTGACCAACAAGCGAGTTGACGATATTAGTCATCTCGAAGACCGTCTCGTCGATGATTTTAAAGAATTGGTATCGCTCTATGACGACATACATGGTAAAGACAAACCAGAGGAACTTGATAGGAAGAATTTTATGAATGTGCAATATCTTCTCTTCCAACTACTGAGAAGGCATGGTCATCCATGTAAAATAGATAATTTCACTATTCTCAAGACAGTCGATAGGAAGCTTTTTCACGACACAATATGTAAAAATTTATTTGATAAGTTAGGTTGGAAGTTTACTCCAACATTCTAAATAATTCATTACCACATTGTGGTAATGAATTAATTCTTTTCTAAATGACTTTCTACATAGTCAAATGGGTACTCTTTTCCATTTTGAAGCCTGAGGATTATTGTATCTCGCTCCATCTCACGTACTAGCTCTGTTCCGGGTTTGTGAATTGAAACTACTCCAAGTAGACTTTGGTCTATTTTCTTTGGTGTGTTAGTCTGTACAGCTATATCATGGAGCCTGATGCTTTGATCTAGGATAGATTTTATAGTTTTATTACATACGGCTCCATTGTTTACGCCTTCATCACAATCTATAATCGCGACTATTCTCCTTGAATTGCTTTTAGGCTTCTTACTGTACATATTGATGAGGTCGTTCACGGATGACATACCCAGACGGATAGATCTATCCCAATCGAAGTAAACCACCACTATACCTATGAATGTAAATACAATGGTGAGAATGATAAGCCACCTTTTCATTTTATCTTAAGAATATAAATCCTATAGAGGCATCAATGCTGTATAGAACGGTTCACCGTTCACTAGATATCCCAATACAAGTCCTGGTACTGCTCCCACATAGCCAGTCAGATTTGTGATCTCTTCGGTATTTACATATGAATACACGTCCACTTTACCTCCAAATTCAACATCATCTAAAGACCCATCTTCATACGCGTTGTACCCATATCGATCCCAAAACTTGACCAACTCAGTAGCTATGGTTAGACCAGATTTTTTAATTACTCTTTCTCCCTCTTTATCATCATAAATAGGTAAGATATTTTGAGCTAGATATATTTGGTTACCAATCACATGGTTGTACATGAAATATGGTTGGTAATGATTTATCCTCACAGTTTTGGTCACCGTGTTATTGGTTTTATAGCTTTCGATTAGACCCTTCACAGCTTCAGGGCTATCTAACGTGAACTGAGAAGCGATCTCATCGAAATCTGAGATCTCATCGTAAAATCCATCAATGTGAGCTTTATCTTTGTAAGTGATCAATTTATCAAAATATGTATTCTGGTATAATCTGAGCATATACACCAGTCTAATAAGCATCTCCTTAGATGTAATTATTACTTTTGTACGTTTGTCCACGAACTGTGAATCTATGGAGTATTTCGGTGAGAGGTTCCTACTAGTAAACACATGTTCCGGTTTGATTACCAAATGTTTATTGACAAATTTGACGAGTTGCTGTTCATTCAAAGGCTCTGTGGTATACCCATTCGCGTGCATGAAGTGAGACAAGAAGTAGAGTCCGTATTGGTAGATGATTTTTGCTATCTTTTTATTGTGATTGAAATGTGATATTATAGTTTTCGAAGGCTTCATAATTTCATTATGCTCTTCTTGATCATTAATTATTAATACGCTCTCTAACCTACCTGGGTCATCACATAGGAATGTCACATTTAGGTCCCCTTTACTCATAGTCGCCACTACCTCACGCACACGTCCTGATATTACTCGTTGTTTCATGAAAGTAATTTTGTTAGTCTGTCCGAACATCTTCAGAACTGTTAAAGATGTTCTGAAGATTTGGGTAGCAATGGGGACGTTGTAAGGAGGGAGTGGGTCAGACACCATTGTGATCATACCGTTGTTGTACTCAATATTGATCACTCTACATTTACCATAAATATCGATAATCTGAGACTTTACAATACCTTTATCCTTCGTATTCATCCTTGGAATGGCTATAGATGGGAGCATCATATTATGGCTGAATGATCTATTGAGATTCCTAAAAACCTTCCACATTTTATCTACAATTATATCATACGGTGGGAACGCTACATCCATATTATTCAGGACCTTGATGTCGGGGGTCTTGGTCCTGGTGATTAGCTCACATTGGATCTCTGTGATGTCCGAATCGTTTGTGTTTATGTCGTGTTGGTATATGAAGATAGTCGTACGTGTCGGTTTTATCTTATAGTATGCCTGGGCGTGTCGAGGCACATGCATTGTACCACTCGGATCCTTATCACTAGCTGATAATACGAAAATATCACAATTGAAAACGAGTTCGAGAACGTGCCCGAATTCGAGGGCGTTTAGGTTTGAATTGATAAATTTGTCCATGATATTTGCTATAGTGTCATCGTAGAATTCTTGCTTTGCAGCAATCGCGTTCGCCTCTGTTGCGATCTCTTTCCTCTTACGTTCTACTATAGGTATTCTGTCTTCTACATTGAGGTACTGGATATTGTCTATGTTCATTGCAAGCATAACACACTCAATTAATGAGCTTTTGGTTATATTTGATCCAACTCTTATAAACTGATATTCCGGGTTCGGCTCAATAAGAGAAAAGAGTTCTTTGATATTTTGAGGCAGCTCCCCTGGCACCCCAGGAGCCATTGTCTTGCCGGAACTAAAGATGTCTTGTGCCGCGCTGTTCTTTAGCTTCAATTGATTTTGAGAGAAGTAGTACTTATATTTTGTCCCCTCTCTATCCTGATCCTTTGTGTAGCAGCAAGGTATGTATGGAAATTTCCGTCTGTTCTCGAGTGTATTATCCCTTAAGCCTGGATAAGGATGTGTTTTGTGATCGCATATATAGTATCGTTTTACACTCTCTCCATGAGCAGGGAATTCCATGACTTTTTTCTCTCCTGTGTTTATGTACTTTTCAGCTTGTTCTTTAGTAACAATTATCGGTCTCTTGAGGCATTTTCTCGAATACGTGGGTAAGAAAATATCTGGAGCGATTGCTCTCAGTTCGAGCTTTTCAAGCTTTCTAGGTCTTATTATTAATTTACTCTCTTCGTTTTTAAGGAAATCGGGTCCTAAGTATTTCCTATAATCTGAAAGAATGAGATCTCTTTCGTTATTGTAGAGTGTGAATAGTCTTCCTAATATCTTTTGGTACTTTAGTGAGTCAGCTATTGTTTTTGCATCTACCCTAACATTTATATAGTAACTACCTTCATCCTCCATTCCGTACATATTAGCTTTGTCTGTTTCCTTCATTGTTATGCTCAGAATATCGTTGGTATTAAGTACGTATGTGTACGCGTTCATTTTAATCTTGGACGCTCTTATTGACTCGTTCAGGGCTATGATATTATTAAAAAAAGAATTATTCATACAGAGCTCAGCCCAAATGGGTATGAGAATTGTCTGATTAGGGTACACTATTGACCCACGTATAGAAATCTCTTCGACTCGTGTGATCATTCGTCTGTTTAATTCTGGGATGCTCTCGAGAACTCTGTCAATATATACTTCACGTGAAACGTTACGGTGTCCTACTTCCATGTTTAACGTAGCTACGATTTCATTGTTAATTATTGTGAAAGCAGCGTCCGTGTATTTCCTATACTTGTTCTTTCGCTGCCTCATATCAGATGTAACCTCTCCATTCACTTTTAATAAGATTACGTTCGGTGTCTCTAGTTCTAACCAGTCAGGATTCGGGGTGAAATCGTGAAAAATCTTATAAAATGGCCCCATATTCGCGTATGGGGCCATCTTGGTTACGGTGAGAGAATTAAAAAGCTCGGCGACTGTAATTGAACCGGTGGATGATGGAGTGAAATAGATGTTGAACTGGGCCATGGACACCTCGTACTCGGCAGTAGCGATTGATGGTATGTTATCAAATTCTTCAAATACACGAATTGTTGAATCCACCTCTTTACGGAGTTTCTCCACATTATCTCTCATCTTTTTCCTTATATTGTCCCTATCCTTCCAAATAGCCTTTACATTAAGTAAAGTAAGACCTGTAATTGCAAAGGTTAAAAACGCCTCAATTTCTTTCTCTGTGTTGTTAGCGGCGTTAGTTATGTCGTGTGTAGCCACAAATAACCTTTCGGCTTCTTCTCTACTAACCTTTGTAAAATCTATTTCTTCCTCTGGAAATTTAGTTAATTTTGAATTCAGTACAGGATCCAGTGCATTTGTCACAGATAGGTTACCTTTCTGTGATGGGCTCTTAAGATCGGGGGTGAACACGAGATATTTAGGTAACGTGTTTTTAGATACAGCTATCCTGGTTTTGATAGTGTCTACAGTGTCAGATTGATAAACCTTGAAGTTTTTACCATTTATCTGCATATTTTACTCACTCAGGAAAGCTTTTATGCTTCATTACCCCGAGAGGTAAAGATGTAATGACTATTCATTTATTGTGAGCATTTCCATATTTTCGTCCAGATCTGAATTAGAATCTCCTAATGTTATTTCTGTAATTCTAGTTGTCAAGTCGTCGATATCATCACACACGCATATATCCTTGAGAAATGTTATTAAATTATCAAAATACGATGATGATATAAATCTGTAAAGGTTGTACCTGTCATTGACAGAGATCCATTTCCTAATCTCCTCGATCATGTTATTATCGTTCATCATGATCTCGATACCGTCACACTCCATGGAAAAATACCCTTTGCGCCACTTTACATTGTTGGCCTCTACACCATCAATAATTAGATCATGGTGGTTAAAGAATGAGTTTTTATATATCTGGTTAACTGTGTCATTTATCTTATCTATCGGGCACTTGAATAGCTCATTCTTGAGGTGATGCTCCGTCAGTGCCCTATGAATGCGTGTTTCGAGCGTTACATAATGCACTGTCTTCCAATAATTGACTATGTAGAATTGATCGTCCTGGGTGCGTGTGTTGTTGAATTGTTTCAGGCGCCGATTCAAGCTGACAGTGAATCCTATTTTATATATATCCTGATTCTTGTACAAATCTGTACTTATCACATACACATAACCACTATTCATACTTATTAATATTGGTCATTTTATCCTTAAACGTTTGGCTCTTTCATATTGGGTTCGTTCATGCTTGGTTCATTCATGCTACGCTCTGTAGTGTTGGTCATGTTGTTGATTGTGCCTAGTAGATTTGTACCAGTCTTTTTGAATATCATTTTACTAATTACGAAAAGAACAATGTTCATTGTGAGCATCATGAATAGTCTAATTTCAGGAGACCATTTGCTCCCAGATGGAACATAGCTTTTTTCTGCCATTTCGACCAGAAGTTGATCGTAAGTATTCATGGACATAATTTGTTGTTGTGCGAAACCCTCCATATCGAAATTAATTTTTCCTAACGCCACCTCACACCCCATTACGAATACTATCATGTACCTCTTCCAGTTCTCGACTGATGAATCTAGGGATAGCTTCTTAGTGAGCATCTCGTATTTTTGAGACATTAACTTAGGATCGGAATAGAGCGTAAATTCTGGAATGTTGGCGTTTGGATGCATTCTTCTCAACACCTCATACTTGAAATAAACAGCGTTTCTCTCCTTTTGAGTATCTTCGTCGTCCACATAATTATATGCATTATTGATAACAACCTTCTTCTTTTGATGAAGCTCGTGAAGCGTTGGAGGATCTGTCTCTGTTTGATTATCTTCACCGAGCAATGTATTGAGTTGATCTTCTATTTTTTGAGCTGGCTCATCAATCTCAATAGCATCGTTTTCATTTCCTTTTTCTTGATAATCGGTTTTTATGTCTTCTACTTGTTCTTCCATAGGTTTAGGTGGGGGTGGAGTGTAGAACTTATTGAGTAGCTCACGACGTACCTTTGTTTTGTTTTCAAATAGTTCAAGGTAAAGAGTGGGCATCCTTGGAAAGTTCTTATGGGGAAGTATACGGTCATAATCATCAAGAGGAATACGTTCTATGAGTAATTCTCCCATTTTGAACCTGAGGTGGTCTTTGTTAACCCTTTATAGCGTTGTTACATAATCATTTACCCCTGGGGGTAATTGATCATTACACTTACGATTGTTTCAGTTTCAAATAATTTTTAAATGGGTAAAATCTCTTGAGAGCGTAATCGAATACAAACACTTGTGATGATATCATACCTATACGCGAGTAAAAATCATCAATCATATCTAATTCTTCTATCAATGTGAAGATAATTATGAGTTGCATTAAGACAAGTAGTATGAGCTTAATATTACTCTCCTCTTCTGGATCTACCTTTTTATATATAAAAATAGCTAACCATTCAATAACCATGCCTATAAAGAACCCAAACGAAAATTTTACTACATTCTGGATTACCATTTTTAAATAGAATAATTAGTTTGTCCTACCAACAGCCCATTTTTTTGGTGTTTTATATGGAGGATTACGTGATGTTTCATACAATGGAGCTACACGCTCTTCTATCATCTTCTCCCAGTCGCTTGGACGCTCTTTCTTCATTCTCTCATCAAAAGGAAATGAACCATCAGGATTTCTCTTTACATAACTCCCCCATTTTGGACCATTGTCTTGAATACCTTTACCTATATGTGCACTTGAATTACTCATTTTTCTTATTCGTCTTCATTCTTTTAAGATTTTTTCAATTATTTTCTTGTTCTAGTTTCTTATAAAATTCAAGTGCCTTAGGATGAGCAACGAAAGAATCTTTACTAGCATTCTTAAGGAATAGATTATTTACATCCTTTACTCTAGACAACGCGACATAAGCCTGACCGTACTCAAACACACCTCTCAGATTAATAATGGCGGAATCCAATGTCATTCCTTGGCTTTTATGTACAGTAATTGCATACGCTAACTTGAGAGGGAATTGGGAGATGGATGCTATTACTTGACCATCCCGTTTGACCTCATAATTATGCCGATGTATACTCATTTCTGTAGCTTCCGCGTTGGCAAATTTAACGATAGGTATATACTTAATACTTTCTTTTCCATCATTTACGATTTTATATTTAGTGAACCTCATCACTACACCCCTACTTCCATTAACAAGGCCTAACTTTACATCAATGTTCACTAGGAGCATAACCTGCGCTCCAATAGATAAATATAACACTGGTTGAGCATTACATAATTTTGAAATGTCTTTGAAAATGTACTTATGTGAACGAGAATCGTAGATGTCGCTGTAAATAATCTTATATTTGTATTTATGAATATCTTCGGATGGTAGCTTATATAGTTTGGTCTGGTTAATATTATCCACATCAACATTCTCACAAAGAATTCTTGTAGGCTTAATATCCATCAACCGTTTATGAGTATTATTTATACTTTGAGTGACGTACTCGAAATCGTCATCCGTCATCTCTCCGAATCTAGCTCTATTCAAACAGGCTTGAAATTGTTTATTACTCTGTCTCATTATAGTGGTCAAATTAACTATTTCAAACATACATTCTTTCCAAGCATTACTCTCAAAACAAAAATCACCATTGATACAAGGCAGCTGTAGAAAATCACCACCAAAAACTAGCTGTATACCTCCAAATGGATCGCTACGATTACGTACACGCTTGGAAATCTTATTAAGCTTGTCGAAAAGATCTGATGATAACATACTTACCTCGTCTATAACTAAGGTAGTAGTGGTTATCCACTTGTTCTTTATCTTTCTATTGTAATTGATCTTTTTCACGAGGTCATCTTCTGATTCTTTACCTAATCCTATACCAAGATATGAATGTAGGGTTGTGCCACCTATGAGGACGGCAGCGGCTCCAGTCATTGCTGTTACACCGATGTTATCCATTGTATCTTTAATTCTATTGATGATTGTAGTTTTACCAGTACCTCCAGGGCCTGTGATCATAACATTTTTCCCTTTCTCAATAGCACTCATCGCGCGTATTTGATCATTAGTGAACAACATCATTTATTTCTAACTATAACCAGTAATACTTAAGATTCAAATATGTCTATTCATCATCGATTGCATGAACCAACTTACCAAAAATACAGCAATCATCGTTAAAATAATTGTTGTATATTTAGCTCTAAAAACAACAGTCAATGCACCCACCAACAATGCTAATATAAGTGGCCACCATTTTAATACACACTCTGATAATATATATAATCTGCCTCCACCGCCACCACCGCCACCACCGCCACCACCACCACCGCCACCACCTCCACCACCTCCACCGCCACCTCCACCTCTTTCATATTGAAGCTTCATTCCTACCCCTACTCCCTTCCTCAGACATGATGTGGGTGTTCCCATCTGCTTACCATCAGGAAGTGGGCCTGTTCCACAGTAAGTGTTGTCTGCGATGATAGCCTGATAGTTAGGATTGAAACTGGATATATCGGCATTAAGTCCTTGTCCAATCCCCTTTCTGAGACATTCATAAGGTGTACCTATCCTCCTATTTCCTACTTCGAATAAATTGTTACCACAATAGATTCCTTGATTCATTTTTATATATGAATTTTTACTTAGTGAAATTATGGTAGAAAATTAATCATGTCGTCAGGAATGTCGTCGTCGGGAAAGAACCCTAGTTCTTTATTTCGTATTTGCGGGTCGATCGTAAAATCGGAACAATTGCCGGTTCATGAATTACCAGAAATAATACAGAATAATTTCAATAGTTCTTGTTGTTTCATGGCTCCTTATAAGACAGGTTTTTGGAAAAGTGAAGGTACTCATGTAGCAGCTGAAGCTGGTCACATAGATTGTCTCAGTTATGCTCGCGAACATGGTTATACATGGGATTCCATCACCACTGAGCTGGCAGCCAAGGAAGGAAATCTTTCCACACTGGCGTATGCTCACAGCAATGGATGTCCTATGACGTCTGAATGCATTGACGCTGCCATGGAGGGTGGTCATCTTTCATGTGTTAGGTATGCTAATAAAAACGGGTGTAATTGGAGCGAGGATTCATTACTTATGGCCGCAAAAAACAACAACGTTGAGTGTTTCAAATATGGATATAATAATGGCGCTCCTTATGATGAGATCGTAATGCACATGTTATCGCCGGGTATCGAGGATGAAATTATAGACTTTTTGTATACGAAAGGCCATAATCATCCACTTGTAAATAGAAGTAGTAGAGGACGTCGCCTCGTTAGACGTTATTAGATTTTATTAGAGGGTCCGTCCTAGACGGACCCATTACTCTTCAGTGATTGGATCGCTAATCGCTAATCTCTAGAATTCATTACTGAAGAGTAATGAATTCTTTTAGTTATAACTATTAATCTATACCAAACATCCTATATGTAGTCCAAAACATCGCTGGTATGGTTGATCCTTGTATAATCCACACGTACCAATTTTCATCGAAACAGTGGTGTAGCGCCACACATGCACCAATTGAAGATAAAAACGGGATACACACCGTGGTAGATATAATACCAGTTTTGTAAATCCATTTTATACGTGAGTGGATTGTATGTTCCATAATTAGGAAGGAAGATAAGAATGTTGTTCCAACTAAAGCCGATGTTATACATGTTGCATAACAAATAATCGGTGGAGTCAGCACTTTGATAACTATACCAAACTGAATGATATTTGTAAGTGTGAAAACTATCATAGTCGTGACACACTCTCGCATTTTATATTTTTCATGTCATACACATGCCAATCCTTACTCTGAATACTCTAGCGATGTATCATCTTTTTCACTATTACTGGTCCATAAAGCATTTGCTTTACATAATTCATATCCCTTGTCAAACATAGCAATCAGTTCGTTATTACTACTCTCAAAATTAAAGAAATTAGCCTTAAAATTTAAACTAATAATATCACATTTGGTTCTATCTATTTTATCATTTGTGACAGTTGTGATAAAGATCTGAAAAACTTTCCACATAAATTCTATATTACCAAAGTCATTAGGGCTGTATTTGCGTTGGGGGTTGCTTGTCATGACTCCGAGGCATTTTTTTCCGATCTGCTCCCCGTATTCTATCGCGAAATTATCGACTAAACCACCATCTAAATACGCCTTATCATCATATATATATGGTTCGAATACAAGTGGAAAATTACTACTCATACGAATACCATGTATGACTGGGAGATCAGGGTATGTATCTGAAGATATGTATTCACGACGGTCGTTTGTTAGATTATAGGTAACGAAAACGAGTTTTTTACCCATCTTCTCTACTGAACGCATAGTCGGCATGTACCCTATTTTTTCGATAATAAGCTGTTCGAGACAATTTTTTATAGGTTCAAAACTCATGAGGGGTTTGCCCATGAGAAGCATGTTTGATATATTGAATTGAACCATCTTCTTGTATACTTTCTCAATACATAGATATATGAGAATTTCGATAGGTTGGTACCCAATTAATAGCAATAGTGACAAGATAGCTCCTGAAGACGTACCTATGTAATTTTTTATGTCTTTGATGTATCCATGGTCAGTTAGATATTGAAGCGCCCCAAGCGTCACAATGGCATTAGTAGAATTACCTGAAAGGATGAGAGTGTCGTAGTTTTGTGAATCTTCCATTTTATGGCCAGACCAATTCCCCTAACTCCCTAATCTTCTTCTTCAATCGTGTATGTAGTTGAAAGGTCTGTGGTTCGTGTGCGTTGCGGGACTGAATAATCAAACGTAAAATTCATCTGTGTGTACGTCTCTCTCTTAATGAGATCGTTATTAACGCTAGTTATATTACCATCTTTATAGCTAATATCTGTCGGCTTAATCATCTTCAGGATGAGAGCCAAAATCAGGAGATTACACACTACCATCTTTTGAGATCTAGTAAGGTCTGGTAACGACGCGGTATATTTATAAATGAGGTAGATTTTATCTTTCTTCCTTGCGGTGTGCCACGATTGTCGTGTGTCCTCTATACACGTTCCTAAACGCGTAAAATCGTTCGCTTCCCACAGCTTATCGGCCAGATCACGACGTGCTTTATCTGAATAAACGGTCGGTATTACAAATTCTCCGTTAGGTGTGATAAGTATATTCTTATCATTACGCTTAATCACGTGAATCCCGTGGCCAAAAGCTAACTTTTGTAAAAATTTCTGTTTGTATGGTTCATTATGGTAGTGTTTACTACACTCAATAAAGAAAGGGAACACGTTCATTTATAAATAGAAATTTTGAATTTAACCCCCTAACGATATGGAGTTTATAAAAAATGTCTGTTAAACTTATTCTTAGCGGTCTATCAGACCATGATAAGAAAGGTATTGTTAAAAAATTAACTATACAATGTGGGACGACTGAAGATATTGAACTGTTCGATATTGTGAAAGAAGCATCAGAACGATATTTAACTCTCCCATTCAGTTTTGCACGATCGTTCATCACTCCTTCATCTAAAGATATTAAAGACCTAAAACCAATTGGTTTTACTGGTACTCTTCGTCCTCAACAACAACAGGTGCGTGACGCTGCAATCACCAGCCTCAACAAAACAGGGTCTATCGTGATTTCAGCTGAGCCGGGTTTTGGTAAAACAATCACATCCATTGAAATGATATGTTCCATCGGTGTTCCTACTGTTATCTTCGTTAAACAGGCTATGATCACGGACCAATGGAAAGATGCTATTTCCAAATACGCGCCTAATAAGAAGGTATTTAACATAACATCTAACAAACCGTTAGACCCCAACGCAGATATCTACCTCATGAATCCAATCATATTAAAGAAACCAATTAATGAAACCCGTTTCACTATGGATGATTTTATCCATATCAAATTAGTAGTAGTGGACGAATTACACCAAATTGTGACGAGAATTCTACATAAAGCGTTCTTCAAATTCCAACCAGATTTCATAGTTGGTCTCTCAGCTACTCCCTACCGCCCAAAAATGGACCCATTAGAGCCTGCGATAGGATGGTTCTTTGGAAATACTGTTGTTGGAAGTAAGCTATTCAGAAAACACACCGTATATTGTGTCAAAACAGGATTCAAACCAGAAACACGCATACAACCACATACAGGAAAACTAGACTGGTCGTCGGTTTTAACCTCCCAATCCGAAAACACCAAACGAAACCAAATCATAGTAGATGTAGTGCGTCTCTTTCCAGAAAGGACTTGGCTCATATTGGTCAAACGCGTTGAACACGCGAAGACGTTACAAACACTCTTTATTAAAGAAGGTGTTGAGAGCGAAACCATTATGGGGTCATCCCATGAATTTGATAAATCAACAAAGATCCTTATTGGCACGACACCTAAGATCGGTGTAGGATTTGACCATTCCCCAATTGACGCGTTATGTATGGCCGCCGATGTACTTGAGTACTTTGAACAATTCCTTGGTAGATGTATGAGGCGTCAAGATGTAGAGCCAATAGTTATAGATTTCGAAGATAATTTTAACCCACTTATTAAACACCTCAAAAGTAGGATACATAAGTACAAAGAACATGGAGGAGAAGTCAATAACCTCACTCTCAAAGACTCTAATAATTATTCAGTTTCATCCATAGACAAACCAAAGAAAAAAGATGTTAAAGAAACAAAAACTACAATAAAAATACCTAACCGCCGTAGAACAAATAATAATTAATTTCTATCTTCATTACTCCTTAGGAGTAATGAATTAACTAATCATTCACTATTCACTAAAACATTCCTAGCCGCATCGTATCGATCAGTAAGATTATTATCATTTTTACTTGATGCCCATAAAGCGGCGATATTACGTAATGTGATTTTTGGATTTTTGTCACGTTCTTCCTTACAAAAATATAAATACTTGGACTTGAGATGATTATCGTTCTTATTGACTTCCTTTTTCTGCATCGCATCCTTTTCATTTGTATAACGCTTCTTATCGGCTTCTGCTAGTTCGGAAATGCGTTTCTTCACCTCATTATCTGGAAATTGCTTGAACTGCCTCCATCTATGACCAAGCTCACAGGTAACCTTATGTATATCAATTTTGGTAGTCTCATCACCTCGCGCAAGGAGCTCCTTACGCATTTCTTCCTGAATGACTGGGCGCGTCTCTTCACAGAAGTAGATGTATTCGCTCTTCGGACGAGGAGGATGATTGGGTTTATCCGACTTTTTAAGAGCAATCTTGAGCTTATGAAGGTTGGTTTTGGTCTTCCACTCTTCAATCAGCTCTGGATTAGAGAATTTACTTGTATTCAAAAAAGCAACCACTATTTTGTTTACAGTGTGATAATGAATGTTCTCTTCCTTCACCATTTTGTCTTAACAAAAGGTTAATATTTCTTAAGTCATTAATAACCTATATGTTAATATTCACTCGTATTATGAATATTAACACTTGAACCATTACTCCTAAGAGGAAGAAAGGGTTTACGGACTACAATACAAGTAAATAGTATATTATTTTTTAAGTAACATAAAATGTCATACTGTGGAAGAATAGCACCATCGTCCACGTCATACGAGTGTATGAGAAAGGGGGTGGGTGTGGGTAAAAATATCAAGCTTTCTCGTGATTATATACCAGAAACAGTAGATCCTCGTGGAGGGATGTATTGTGGGAAAATGCGCTCACCTTCGGGTAAGAGTAAAGGCAATCCTTTCGAATGCTTCAAAAAAGGATTCAGCATCGGGAGAAAGCTCCAATACGGAAACAAAAAGTATAGAGTACGTGAAAACTTCGATGCTGACGATGAGATCACATATTCACGAATCATCATAGCATTATTTATAATACTCATAGTCTTTGGATTACTATTATTGGTAAATATATATTGGATTTGGGCACTAATAATTGGTTTCGTTGCGGGAACCATGTTCTGGTACATTCATTACTCCTAGGAGTAATAGATATTCCACGTGTTCATTCTTCTTGACTGAGGAAAGGTTCTAAATTCTGACGTGTTTTCTTAAGAATATTAGCCAGTCTACCACGTTCATCTGGAGATAGGAAAGCTATCTGGCATAGAACGTCTTGACATTGCTTTGTCTCTTGTTGAGCCAAAGAAAGCTGATCCATCATACGAGATATTTCTTCCTTATACTCTTCTTCACGTTTTTTATACTCTTCTTCACGTTTCTTATAATCAAGCTCTCTACTCTGATATGAAAACATCTCCGACCGTAAACCTTCACACTCGCGATTTAAATCCTCTATCCTCTCGTTCTTAGCTTTCACAATCTCTTTCATATACACAGCATCACGCTCCAACATACTATTTACACCCAACAACTTATCCACTTCTGAACTAAATCTCTTATACACCTCCTCGTAAAACACACGAGCTCCAGGTAGCTGGTTCTTGTCCAAAATTATCAACTCCTTATGATTCCTAAACTGGATAGCGTTACCCTGGAAATGACCACGTATCTCGTTCTCAGCCTCTACCTCATACACATTATCAACAGGCGAAAAGTACTTCAGCTGCAACGTGCTAGATATAAGGTTTCCGTACGTTTTTATGTGCTCGCCCGTCCTCCTCTTCAGGTCATTGGTCCTTCCCCATTTGAATAGGAACCCTTTCTTAAAAGGTCTCAGCTCCTCGTAGTGTTTCCGGAGGTCTGTTATTTTACCCACGTTGAATAGGTATACACAGGGCATCGAGGTTATACACGTTGTAAGGACATCTTTGACCATTTGAGCGTTTATGCCTACTATGTCTGCTGCCACATCGATCCTTTGCTCTGTTGTTCCGAGGTGTGCCGCGTAGACGATGGTCGTGGCCCAATCCTGGAACAGGTAAGCGACGCCTGAGCGCGATGCGAAGATGATCTTGAGTAGGCCGTTGTAGGTTATGTACGTGGAAGCTTGATAAGCTGCCATATTTTGTTCGGACGGTCCCACCCAATTGGTGGGACCGTCCGAACAAAATATTTCATAATCGGAGCTATCCAACATCCTATTTATATGATGATCAATAGATTCCATCTCAAACACATGAGCTACATCTTTACAGCTGAAACGTATACATTCTCTGCTTCTGACACCTCTCACCTCCACATCATGTACGTTGCCTTCAATGTCTCTAAATTTTTCATCTTCGTTTAGCTCCAGTAGAGGAGGTAGCGGTTTGTACTTGTACACGTCCAGGTTACCTGTGAATCTGGGGATATTGTTATGTACCCATTCCTCGGATATGAGGATGTTTGCCTTTTTGCTTTCATGTGTAGCCAGAGCCCACGTATTTGTTCTTTTGCTGTGTGTGGCGAA